TAGCCGCAGCTATGTCTGCTTTGGTAGATACAAATAACCTGCCAGCCCCTAACGAGATTTCACATGCAGACAAAGAGAAAGCACGCGAAGTGTTTTCCGGTAACGCTCTTGCGTCCGACGAGGACTTATCATCCCCCGGCATGGTTGTGTATCTGCAGTCTCTATTAGCGGAGTACGACAAGGTAGTTATTAGATCAGCGCAACAGATCAGGACATATGTTACAAATAAGTTGATTGCTGAAAGCGCCAGTGCCGATGCCCGGATCCGGCTAAAATCTTTGGAGATGCTGGGCAAGATTAGCGACGTTGGGCTGTTCACGGATAAGACAGAAATTACGATGCGCCACCGGCCTACTGAAGAGCTGGAACAATTGTTGCGTGAGCGTCTGACTAAAGTGCTAGAGGCGGAGGTAATGGATAACACTAAGAAGCCTGCGATAGGTCAAGTAAAGATAGATATCAGTGATGTGGATGCAATCTAATGGAATCTACACTTACGCCAGAGTTGATTGAACGTATCTCAAAGAAGCTGCCACATAACGAGGCTGCGGAATTGATTGCTATGTTTGATGAAGTTGATAGCAGGCGTCGCCAGACTTTGGCTCAGAGTGATTTTCTATCGTTTATTGCTGCTATTGATGGTAACTATAAGTTTGGTGCGCACTTAAAACGGCTTGGCTCCCTGCTAATGGAGGTTGAGCAGAACATAAAAAACCGGATTGCTGTATCGATGGCCCCTCGTATGGGTAAGTCGCAGATGATTTCTATCTACTATCCGGCTTGGTATTTAGGTAGGCACCCCGACCACAAGGTAATTGTGGCTTCACACACTGCAGATTTGGCGATTGTGATGGCTAGAAAGGTGCGAAATCTTATTAGTACGCCTGAATACAAGGCAATTTTCCCCCATACAAACATAGCAAGCGACGCAAAAGCTGCTGCGCAGTGGAATACAACCAAGGGCGGCGAGTATTTTGCGATTGGTGTGGGTGGCGCGTTGGCTGGACGGGGTGCGCATTTGATTATTGCAGACGATCCGCTGTCTGAGCAGGACATTAAGGCAGGAAATACAGCTTCGCTTGACTCAACATACGAGTGGTTCAGTGCAGGTTTGCGTACTCGTCTCATGCCAGAGGGAAAAATCTGCGTTTTGCACACGCGTTGGCACCAAAGGGACTTGATTGGCAGGCTAATTAAGGATTCCGCCATGAATGAGGGCGGTGACAGCTACGAAACGTTTGAATTTCCTGCAATTCTTAACGAAAACACCGAAGAAGAGAAGTCAATCTGGCCTGAACAGTGGTCTTTAGAGGCACTTCAGCAAACTCGGGCGTCAATGCACCACATTATGTGGCAGTGGTACGCGCAATACCAGCAAAACCCAACAGCAGCCGAGGCTGCCATCATAAAACGGGAGTGGATACGCTGGTGGGAGAAGGACGATCCGCCAAGAATTAATTTTATTGTGCAGTCATTTGATACGGCGCTTACTACCAAACAACGATCCGACTATTCTGTGTGTCATACGTGGGGTACGTGGACAAATGAGGACGACGGGACGGAGAACGTGATCCTGCTGAACAAAGTTAAGGGTAAGTACGAGTTCCCGGAACTAAAAGCTATGGCGCACGAGCAGTTTAAGATATGGGAACCGGATAGCGTGATTGTTGAAGCTAAGGCTAGCGGTCAACCGCTGATTGACGAGATGCGTAGATCCGGTATATTTGTGCAGGACTTCAGCCCGGGTAGGGGTCAGGACAAAATCGCTCGGCTTAATGCCGTGGCAGACATGTTTGCGTCAGGTCACGTTTGGTTTCCAGAAAACGCATGGGCAGCGGCTACTGTAGAAGAGATACTGGCCTTCCCTGCTGGCGAGCACGACGACGAGGTTGACACAATGACACTTGCCTTGATGCGGATTCGCAAGGGTGGACTATTGCGCTTGAGCAGTGACCACGAGGATAATGACCCACACTACGTCTCACGTCGGCAGGCGTACTACTAATTTACATCAAGGACTGAATAATGGCTACTAATATGTTCCCCTCATTGTCGCAAGCTCCACTGGGCTTGGACGCACTGACCCCCGAAGAGGAAGGTCCCGGCATTGAGATTGAGATTGAGAACCCAGACGGTGTTCGTATAAATTTAGATGGCACTGAGATTGACCTGATGCCCGAGGAGGACATTGAGACTTTTGACGATAACCTTGCTGAAGAGATGGACAAAGGTGCGCTACAAACGGTAGCTAGCGACATTATTGAGATGGTTGATGCGGACATTGCCAGTCGCAAAGAGTGGGTAGAGATGTATGTTAAAGGTCTTGATGTATTGGGGATGAAGTATGAAGAAAGGACAGAGCCTTGGCTCGGCGCTTGCGGAGTTTTCTCGACTGTACTCACAGAGGCCGCTGTTCGCTTCCAGTCTGAAACTATCATTGAAACGTTCCCTGCTCAGGGTCCAGTCAAAACGGAAATCGTCGGTGCCATTGACCGTCTTAAAGAGGAGGCGGCGGAGCGCGTAAGAGATGACATGAACTACCAGCTCACCGAGGTGATGACTGAGTATCGCCCTGAGCATGAGCGCATGTTGTACAACTTAGGGTTAGCTGGCGCGGCGTTTAAGAAAGTTTATTTTGACCCGTCGCTTGATCGTCAAGTGGCGATGTTTATCCCTGCTGAAGACATCATCATTCCCTATGGGGCATCAAGCGCGGCTACAGCGGAACGACTCACGCACGTAATGCGTAAAACAAAAAATGAGATGAAGAAACTGCAGGTTGCAGGCTTCTATGTTGATGAAGATTTAGGTGAGCCGGTCACCATCCACACCGATGTGGAGAAGAAGAAAGCCGAAGACCAAGGGTATTCACTGACGGACGATGATCGCTATCAGATTCTTGAAGTGCACATTGACTACGACCTACCCGGTTATGAAGATGAAGATGGGATCGCACTGCCATATATTATTACGATCGAGCGCGGTACAAATACAGTTTTGGCTATTCGCCGCAACTGGGAAGAAGATGATGACCATAAACTTAAGCGCCAGCACTTTGTTCAATATACATATGTACCCGGATTTGGCGCGTATGGTCTAGGTTTAATCCATCTGATTGGTGGTTATGCCCGTGCAGGTACATCAATTATTCGTCAATTAGTTGACGCAGGTACGCTATCTAATCTGCCCGGCGGCCTGAAAACACGTGGTTTGCGCATCAAAGGCGACGATACACCGATCTCCCCCGGCGAGTTTAGGGACGTGGATGTGCCTTCCGGATCAGTCCGGGATAACATTATGACGCTGCCATACAAAGAACCATCACAGGTTTTGGCAGGTTTGTTAGATCGTATCACTGAAGAAGGGCGTCGTCTTGGCTCTATTGCTGATATGAACATCAGCGACATGAGCGCGAATGCTCCGGTGGGTACCACGCTTGCGTTACTTGAGCGCCAGCTCAAAACAATGTCTGCTGTCCAAGCCCGAGTGCACTACAGCATGAAGCAAGAGTTCCGGTTATTGCGGGACATTATTCGGGACCACACTCCCCCAGAGTACAGCTTTGATCCAGTAGAAGGGGACCGTCAAGCTAAGCAAGCTGACTACGACATGGTGTCGGTGATTCCTGTCAGTGACCCTAACAGCGCAACGATGGCTCAGCGCATCATGCAGTATCAAGCTGTTATCCAGCTGGCTCAAGGCGCTCCACAGATTTATAACTTGCCCCAGTTGCACCGCCAGATGATTGAGGTGCTGGGTATTAAGAACGCAGATAAGTTAGTACCCGTAGAGGACGACCAGACACCGCGTGATCCTGTGTCTGAGAATATGTCGTTCTTGACAGGCAAACCAACCAAAGCATTTATATATCAGGACCACGACGCTCATATTGCTGTTCACACCAGCATGATGCAGGACCCGATGGTGATGGGCCAGATTGGTCAAAACCCTATGGCGCAGCAGATTCAAGGCGCGATCATGGCGCACGTTGCTGAGCACTTAGCGTTTCAATACCGTCAGAAAATCCAAGAACAGCTTGGCGCAACACTGCCCGCACCTGATGCTAAGATGGATGAAAACGCTGAAGTACAAGTATCTAAACTGGTTGCACAGGCCGCAACACAACTCCTGCAAATGGATAAAGCCAAGGCCGCTCAGCAGCAAGCGCAACAACAAGCGCAAGATCCGATTGTTCAGATGCAACAAGCCGAACTTCAGATTAAGAAACAAGAAGCTGACACTAAAGCTAAGAAAGCTGAAGGTGATCTGCTCCTCAAACAAGCTGAGCTGGAGCTCAAAGCGCAAGCCCAAGGTAGCCAGAATCCTGACCCAGTCATGTTGGCTGAGCAACATCGCATGGAGATGCAGATGCAAATGGACCGTCATGCACAGGAGATGGCAGCCGCTCAGCAGCAACAACAGGCAGCGATGGCTCAACAACAGCAAGCAATGGTTCAAGCCAACCAAGCACATCAACAAAAGATGGCCCACGGTGGGCAAGTGCATGGTCAAGGATTAGCACATAAGGATAATGCGCATTTTCAGAAGATGCGTCACGCTGCGATGGCTGTAGAACGACTAAACGATAACCCAATCAAAAAGGATGAGTGATGACTAATTTACTTGATGTGTTGAATAAAAAGCTTGATGAGCACGTCAAGCAATTAGTTGAAGTTGTTGGTGGTGGTGGAGCTAAATCCCACGATCACTATCGAGAACTGTGCGGAACTATCCGAGGTCTGCAAACCGCGCAGTATGAAATTGCTGACCTCGTGCGAAAAACCAAGGAATATGAAGATGACTGAATTTGATGTTAGTGCGGTTGATCTCAGTGGTGTGCTAAATACCAACGCTGAAGAAAAAGCCAAACAAGTGCCTGACCCCGCGACGTATCACATATTGTGTATGTTGCCCAAGGCGGAAGAAGAGTTTAGCGAGACCGGTATCTTGAAGTCAGCTACTGCGATGTACCACGAGGAGCTCCTATCCCCCGTGTTGTTTGTTGCAAAAATTGGCCCTGATGCGTTTAGAGACAAAGCCAGATTTCCATCTGGCCCCAGCTGTAAAGTTGGTGACTTTGTGTTAGTGCGTCCTAACACAGGAACCCGCATGAAGATTCATGGTACGGAGTGGAGACTCATTAATGATGACTCCGTTCAAGCCGTTGTGCAAGACCCTCGTGGCATCCAACGCCCTAACTAAGGAGTAAACCATGGCTACCGAAGAATTTAAATTCCCTGACGAAAAAGAAAAACCTGAAGCTAAAGTTGAAGAGAAGATCGACTTTGAGATTGAAGGTGAACCCGCAATTGAAGTCGTGGATGACACGCCCCCCGAAGATCGTGGTCGCAAGCCTATGGACGAGCCCCCCAAAGAGGTAACTGATGAGGAGTTGTCAAAATACGACGAAAGTGTACAAAAGCGTATTAAGCACTTCACTAAGGGATACCACGAAGAACGCCGCGCAAAAGAATCCGCAGAACGCGAAAAAGACGAAGCACTTCGTTTGGCTCAAGCAGTGCTGGACGAAAACAAACGCCTAAAAGGTTCAGTTAACCAAAACCAGACTGCGCTTTTGGAGCAGGCTAAGCGGGTAGTATCTAATGAGATAGAAACCGCCAAGCGCATGTACAAAGAAGCGTACGAATCCGGGGATACTGAGAAATTAGTTGAGGCCCAAGACGCCTTAACAACTGCCAAAATCCGTGCGGATAAGGTAAATAATTTTAAACCTACCCCTTTACAAGAAGAAGAAACTCCTGTACAAACTATCCAACAGCCCACCAGAGCTGCGCCGGTTGACGAAAAACTACTTGCATGGCAAGACCAAAATCAGTGGTTTGGGAGCAACAAGCGTATGACGGCCTATGCGTTAGGCTTGCATGAAGATCTGGTGAGTGAAGGAATACCAAGTGGCAGCGAAGAATACTACCGACGTATCAACGCTGACATTAGGGAAAGATTCCCCGACCAAGTTGGAGCCGGAGAATTCGTTGATGCGAAACCTCAACGAACCAAGTCCAATGTTGTTGCACCTGCAACTCGTAGCACAGCGCCTAAAAAAATCGTGCTTACACAGACACAGGTGAATCTCGCCAAGCGGTTGGGCGTTCCTTTGGAACTCTACGCCCGTAAGGTTGCTGAAGAAATGAGGAAATGAAAATGGAAAAAACTAGCCGTATGACACGTGACCTTGATACCCGCGAATTGGCGGAGCGTCCTAAACAATGGATGCCACCCCAACTTCTGCCTGACCCCAATCCTGAGGCAGGCTATGCGTTTCGTTGGATCAGGATTTCGACACAAGGTAAAGAAGACGCCACCAACATTTCTGGAAAATTACGTGAAGGCTGGGAACCCGTTAAAGCTTCTGACCATCCCGAAATTCGTTTGTTTGGTTCTACCAATGGTAAGTTTCCAGACAGTATTGAAGTCGGCGGTCTGTTGCTTTGCAAAACACCTGTGGAATTTACAGAACAGCGAGATGCTTACTACCGCAAACAAGCGGAAGCGCAGATGGCTTCAGTAGATAACACTTTCATGCGCGAGAATGACCCACGGATGCCTATGTTTAAAGAACGTAAGTCCACGGTCACTTTCGGAAAAGGTACTTAAAATTTTTTTGGAGTCTATAGATGGCATACCCTACCATTGATAAGACGTATGGTTTCAAGCCTGTCAATCGCATTGACGGTTTGCCTTACGCCGGAGCGATCCGTCAAATCCCAATCGCGCCTTCTTACGCAACAGCAATCCTGAACGGTGACACCGTTTCTGTGAATACTAGTGGCTACATCGTGGCTGCTAGTACAACTGACTCAGGAGCCATTGTTGGTGTGTTGGTTGGATGTTCTTACATCAACTCTTTGAGCCAGCCTACGTTTCAGCAGTATTATCCTGCGGCAGTCTCAACTTCTACCAACATGGCTTTTGCCTTTGTTGTGGATGATCCTATGGCAGCCTTCAAGGTTTGCGCCACAGTTGCTGGTTCCACCACTCCTACGGCTTATACCCGTGCGATTGTTGGCGCTAACGTCGCTTTGGTTGCTAACGTTGGTTCTACTACCACTGGTGACTCGTATTATGGTATTGACGGTTCTTCCGCCGCTACCACCAATACACTTCCCGTTCGTGTGATTGATGTTGTGGTTGACACCGCGACTGGCAACCCCTCTGTGGCTGCTACAACTTATTACGAGTTCCTCGTTAAGTTCAATACCGCGCAGTACAACAACACCACTGGTGTTTAAGGAGTAAATCATGGCTATTTCACGCGCACAACTATTGAAAGAGTTGCTCCCCGGTCTGAACGCATTGTTCGGTCTGGAGTACGCTAAATACGGCGAAGAGCACAAAGAAATCTACGAAACAGAGTCATCTGAGCGTAGCTTTGAAGAAGAGACCAAGCTGTCTGGTTTCTCTGCTGCACCTGTCAAGAACGAGGGCTCTGCCATCTCTTATGACAATGCACAGGAAGCATGGACTGCACGTTACACCCACGAAACCATTGCAATGGGCTTCTCCATCACTGAGGAAGCTGTGGAAGATAACTTGTACGATAGCTTGTCCTCACGTTATACCAAGGCTTTGGCCCGTGGTATGGCTTACACCAAGCAAGTTAAAGCTGCTTATGTGTTGAACAACGCCTTCACTGGCGGCCCAACATACGGCGACGGCGTGGTGCTTTGCTCTACTGCTCACCCCTTGGTTTCTGGTGGTACTAACAGCAATCGTCCCTCAACAGGCGCTGACTTGAATGAAACATCGTTGGAAAACGCTGTGATTCAAATCGCTGCTTGGACTGATGAGCGTGGTCTGTTGATCGCTGCTAAGCCCAAGAAGTTGGTTGTTCCTCCTTCATTGATGTTCGTTGCTACACGTTTGCTGGAAACAGAATTGCGTGTTGGTACAACCGACAATGACATCAACGCATTGAAGAACAACGGTTCTATCCCTGAAGGCTACACAGTTAACCACTTCTTGACCGACACAAACGGTTGGTTCTTGTTGACTGACGTGCCTAACGGCTTGAAGCACTTTGTCCGTACGCCTATGGCTACTGGCATGGACGGCGACTTTGACACTGGTAACGTTCGTTACAAAGCCCGTGAGCGTTACAGCTTTGGCGTTTCTGACCCACTCGGTATCTTCGGATCACCCGGTTCGTCCTAATAAATATAGCCTCACAAGGGCTATTTGGGGCCACCTTCGGGTGGCCTTTTTTATGTCACAAAGTTAAACTACGATAGATCCGCAGCCGCGTTGGTTGCGTTAACTTAGGGGCACATCATGAAATTT